ATCATCATGTATGCCTAATCCTGTTGTTCCTAACTTTGTAGCTGCCATTTTATGCCTGTCTCTTTTTTGTAGTTGCGGCTATAAGAGTAGTATCTTTATCGGTATCAATACCATGCCTTGTAAGCAACAACTTTGTTAAAAATACATCACCTAAATTATGAACCACTCTTTCCACTAACCAAAAACCTGAATATTGGAAAGAGTATAAATTATCTCCTACTGTACCATGTGGAAAGAAAATCTGAACTGTTTGTCCGGGAACTGCATTAGGCAATCCTTGAGTGGTTATCCACATTTTAACCAAACCAACTAATTTATTCCCATAGCTACTTTTAACTTTTCCTTTGGAAGTACGAGTAAAATCGGTACTTCTCCCATTATCTATAATTTCATTGTTATCAGTAGTATCATCCTTATCTATTGCAAAAAAATCAGATAAAGATGTATAATCTGCAACGTTTTCAGTTAAATTTGTATATACACTATTTGTGTAATCAAAGTATGAATAATCTTGAGATTTTATACCAAATATTCCATAAAGTTTATAATTATCATAAATATAATATTCATATATAGGTAATTGATCTTCATAAGGAGTATCATTTAAAATAAACTTATATGCTATAGGACTCGTAATCATTTCTGATAAACTTGTGAATGTAAAAATCTTGTCATACTTATAATTTTTTACAAAACATTTAAACCCATATTCATCATTACTTCCAATTAAATACTCTTGTAAGTTATTAAGTAGTTGTGCATTAGTCCATTGTGGTTGAAGTATATTCTTATCATAATCTAAAGAAGAACTTATTTCGGTAGAATCAACTTCCAATTCAGCCGCAATAGTTTCTAGTGTAGTTTTCATACTCCCAGAAAAACCTCTTGATTCTCCTGGCGCAAATAATTTTTTTACATCTAACAATCCTGTAATATCATATTCAGTAGTTGGTGTACTTTGTGTCCCACTAGGTTCTCTTATATACACCATAAACTCAAATGCATTCTTATCTATTGTATCTAAATTCGAATCTAAGGCCAATTCAATGTATACATTACTCATACTCTTATCAAAGGGTAAAAGATGCGTAAGAGCCCCAGTAGCATCATCAATACGGAGTCTAAACTCTGGTACCAGCTTATTCATATCTTGCGTAATAGTTAATTCCCTTAAAACAGATGTACTTAAAGGAATTACTTGATCACCAAATTTAACTATTAAATGATAATTACCTATCATTACCTAAATTTATACCTCTTATAAAAATCATATATATCTAAAATATTTGGTATTTTTAATAAATCACCAATACTAATATCTGTAAGTGGGTTTTGAATTTTATTCACAAAACAAATTAACCACCAATAATTTACAGATTGATAAACTTTATAACTTATTAAATCTGGCCTCATTACATCATCTGCTACAATCCTATAATATTGAACAGGATAGTTCATTACAAACCTAGATAATGAATTATTAAGATGATCATATTCGGATGCATTTCCTGAACCCACTATATTAAAAAAAGATGTTCTCTTCATCTATATTGCTCTCTTGATATAGGACCACCTTGCCCTACAGATTGACCTTCAGTAACATCAATTATTGATTTACCAATAGTACCTAATAAATCTTCTCTAGTAAGCATCTGATAAGTTTCTATCCCTAATACAACTTCTGCACCAATAGGACCATCTTTACTCATTCTATTTTCAAAAGTTACTTGAACACTTTTTATTATTACACTACCAAATTTTAAAAACCCCCCACCAATATCTATAGTTATATTTTCACCACGTTCTTTTTTAATATCTCCTTTTAAACTTAAATCAAAAGGATTAGGTCCTGGAGGAATTAAACCAACAGTATTAGCCCAACCACCTCTTGGTAGAGTTAAACCTTGTAATCCCATACAAGGTAATATTACTTCGTTATATGGATTACTAAACGCCTCAAACTTTAATTTAAGTGTTAATGATATAGGTGCAGAACCTGCCCATTTTCTTCTTGTAGATACTGTAGTTACAGCAGTTCTACCTGTCAGTGCTTGAAGGGCGGTATCTGCAGTCTTAATTACACTTTGAGCTTTTCCAGGAATACTTGCTGTTAATCCTTCCCAATTAGAACTAGCATTTAAAACTATTTTATCCTGTAAAAATCCATTAACTGTAAATGATTTATTTCCTGTAACTCCTCCTGTAGCTTGTTTCATCAATGATGCTCCAAGAGTTGCAGTAATACTCACAACATATTTAGGATCTACTCCATTTAAAGCACTATCTGGTGTACCACACACTACAGGTAACATTGATTTAATACTATTAAGTATTGGACTTACTGCATCATTAAAATTCGTAGTTATCTCTTTTATCATAATTATCTCATTAGTTAGTAAGTACCCCGGCAGCTAAAGATGATAGTAAAGGATTTCTAATATTATTTGCATCAAAACCACTAGGTAATTTTGTTGATGTATTTTTGGCACCCTCTTTTAATGTTTCACCTAAACTATCCATTGAAGAATTTAATTTATCTAAACCCTCTTTTATATTTTTTTCTGCATCTGCCTGTAATTCATCTACAGGAATCTTTTCTAATGCTCCTTGTGCCTTATCCACCTGTTCAGATAAAGCGGCTGGATCAATACTACCATCAGTATTTATAGGAATAACTAATTCATCTTTACTTGTTTCTGTTGCACCATCTTTACTGCCTGTTGCCATCGTAGCTATTGATACTTCTTTAGAAGTTTGTGTTACATCTATTGCCCCATTAGTGCCCGGTACTCCTTTAGCACCAGGTGCACCATTTTTAGGATTCATAGCATAAGCCAATTTAGCTTTTTCTTCAGTAGTCATATGAGGCAATGCTGCTTTCACTTTCTCTGTATTTGTCTTTTGATCTATTGCTGCTATGGCTAAACTTTTGTTTGCTGCATCAATATCATCTCCCCAAAAATGTTGCATAGCTTTCTTTGCTAAAAGGCCTATAGCAGTTCCAATAGCCGCTGCAGCAAGAAGAGGTAGTACAACTGAGGTAAGTCCGGGAATAGATGTTTTACCTTTATTAATTATTGTATCTGTACCTTTTTTACCACTACCACCTTTAACTGCATCTAATAAAGCAACAGTATATTTTGATTTAAAAGCACCTGTTGAAAAGAATTTCTCAAGCCCAGTTTTTACACTATCAGTAGCATTTTTCTTAGATGTTTCAGCATCCCCCGGAGATGATGACATTTTTCCAAACTTACCACTTGCATCTACTTCTTGAGTATATTGTTTTCCCCGCCTAGTGTACGTTCTTGTTCCTTGTGCTGATAAACTTCCGGCAATATCTCCTGTAGGAACTTCCGGCATAGAAAGCGGATGAGATGGGAATTGCTGTTCATCCTCATCACCACTACCACCCCCAATTCCACCTTCTGGTATATTCTTACCAACAGATTTCATTGAGCTTTTTCCTTTAAAATGTTTAAAAATATCATAAATAGGTTTAGCCGCAACTGCTAGAGGTGTTGCTATTGCATAGAGGCCTGCCCAAATCCCTTCTTCAGCTGATGGGAAAGATCCCCCACCCTTTTTTTCAGATCCAATACTTTCAATTCTTTTAAGTGCAATAGATTGTTTTTTAACTAAAGTATTTAAATCTAAATTATGTTTATTTTTTATTTCTTGAAGCTGGTCTGCAAGTTTAATATCTGCTAAAGCATCCAAACGAACTTTATCAATATCATCTGTAACTTCGGTTATTTCTTTATAAATATTTGCTATGAAACTTTCTTTATCACCTCTTAATTTTACTAATTTATCAATATCATCGGATAATTTATCAATTCTTGCCTTAGCTACTACAGTGGTAATTCTAGAAACACCTGGTTGCTCAGCATAATATTTATCAATAGCAGAAATAGTATTAAGGACATCTTGATTCAGATATCTTCGGTAGTTTTCTAACCATACTACTTCTTTTTTAGTTAAAGTTCTTCTGCTATCTATTTTCATTAAATGCCTTTTTCTTAACGTCTATTTCCTCTTTTCTCTGTTTTACAAATCTGCCATATAACCATTCATTATCCTTTATATCGTTATGATTATAATCATATATTGACATGTGGAGATAATACAGAAGTACGAATTGCATTTCCAACACGTTGTTTAAGGATTTCCCCATATGAAAGAAGCATCTCAAATCGAAAGGGTACCGGCATAACACCAGTACCTCCACATTTAGGACAAATGTAAGTAGTTTCCATTTTTAATCCATGCTCAAATGCATCTTGGAAACCACGAATATATTCTAAATCTTGGGTATCTAATCTACCTAAATAATCTAATTTATCTGCTAAAGATCCTCTATCTACAAGACTAAAAGCAGGTCTATCTAACCAAACATTCCTACCCGCTTTTTCAGAGGTATTAATTTCTAATAAATCTTTAACTTTAAGTAATCTAAGTTTAACAACATCACCAGATTTTGGTAATGTAATCTCACATGGTTCTTTATAATTTTCATCTAATTCAATAGTCTCTAATTGTGAAAGATCTACATTAAATTCTGACTTCTGCCAGCAACTTGCACATTCAAATTCTACTGGAAAATCTTTAGAGTAAGAATTTATAGTTTCCCATAATACTAAATAGAATCGATCACCAAGAGTTAACTGTAGAGGATCAATTCCTTTTAAAACCCTAGAAAGTATTACATTATATTTCTTATCGAAATTTTCAGAACTTATCTCGGCCATAATCTTTTCATCTTCACCTTTTAAAGTTCTGATTTGAATTGTTGCAGGATCTACACCTTCATAGATCAAACACTTTGATGGTAAGCTTACTGTAAAATAATTGTACTCTGACATTGTTCTCTCCTTTTCTTTTGTTGAGAGGTTTTCATTAACTTCACCTTAGTAATTGTGTTAAGGTGTTTCCTTGACTAAGGATTGTTCCACTATAATTTTGAGTTATATTACGGTCCGCCAAAAATCTACCCAAAATAAGTCCTTTGTAATCTTTTAATTCTTGATCACCATTACTTTTGTAATCTATTCTAGCAATGATCTTCCCATAAAAATCTTTGATTTCTTCTTGATGTGGAGCCATGTTTGTTTTCTCCGTAACGTGAATTAATAGTTTTTTAAATTCATCCATACTAGATCCAAGAATATTCAATTTTATCCACCTGAAACTCTATAACAATTTTTGTTACAGAGTTCTCTTCATAACTTAAATTTGTATATTTAGGAAAAGTAACTGGAAAACATCCAATTAATTTATATTTCCCAACAGCTACCCCAGTTGAATCTAAAAATCTTATGATAAGTGTTTTTTGATAATCATTCTTCGGATGAAACAACCCTTGTTTATCAATCATTAAATTCTTCCAAGCATTAAAATATGCTGACACTGCATCCGGCATAGTTTTAAGGAATGTCATCTGAACTCGTTGAACAGTTAATAAACTTGCAAACCATGCTTGGAACGCACCGATTCTCATATTTGCAGGGCTCTCTACATTATAATCTCCAAATTGAACTGACTGAACAAGTTGCCCAACAGCCATCCCACCTAAACCTGGTGAATCACCACCAATATCTGGTAAATTTACATCCCAGAGATAATTTCTCTGGAGACGTACCTTACTCAGTAAAAAACTGGTAGGCTGACTTACAAATTGTCCTATAACAGGCATTTTTGCCATTAATCTCTCCCCTAAGATTCTTCAGTCCAACTATCAAACCCGAAAGTTACAGGATATTTAACTGTACCATCACCAGCATCATAACTTAAAGCTACTTTATCAACTTTCTGTACCCAAGCACCTTTTAACTTAATCTTCATAAATATACTACCTGCTGTAGTGATACTAGTAAGGTATATATCTGCCTTGTATAAAGGATCACCAAGACCCACACCAGATACATTATCTACAATCTTTTGCTGCCATGATTGAAGTGCATCAAATACTTTTCTATCTTCACCCTCAATAAATGTTACTGACCAAGTGTGATCGTATTCAAGTTTTCCGGCCACAACAATTCCAGCAGTCTGTTTAAAAGGTATATTTATCGGAGTGTTACCCCTACTAGGTATTTCACTAGATTGTGCCCTTAAAGTGTAAGTTAACGACTCCCCATCCCCAATTGGCACAGGAACAAGTACTTCCCATAGGAAAGTTCTTGCCGGATTTGTTAAATTAGTTTTCAATGAGTCTATGCCCATATTTGCCATCTTTCTTCCTCCTTATGTTAAATTATAATTCAATTATAGATTAAATCCTTTAGCCACCAATTCTTCAAATGAAGCACCAGTTGTAGTAACAATAACTTGAAGTTGGATAAACTCTGCTACTCTTATAGGTTTAACAAACACATCAACATGAAGTTCATTTCTATCAATAGTATCTGGTGTGTTATTTGTTTCGTCACACACTACTGCATAGCCCTTTGCATCTGTTGAAGATGTTTGGAAAGCACCACCACCTGCCAATGTATCTAAATACGATTCTAACATTGCAGTAATTCTAAATCTTGTATTCTCATCATTAGATTCAAATAAGAATGATCTTAACGATACTGCCATTGCCTTCTCAATAATGATAAGTAACCTTCTAACATTTACTCTATCAAGTGCAGATGCAGTTGTCGTTTCAGTTTTCTGACCCCAGATAACATTACCAGATCCTGGAAATATTTGCAGAGGGTTGATTCCTGCAGCATACAATAGATCTCTCTCACCTTGAGTAAATGATAGTCTTGTACCATTCTGATCACAAATACTAAGAACATTCAAAATACCCCTATTTAAACCAGCCGGAGCATTCCATACATTCCTAATATAATCATTATATGCATACTGAGAAGCAATATAACCAGATCCTGCAATAGAAACTAATGTTGCATTATATTGATCATATATCTGAACCATCGGAGTATATAGAGCCACATAACTTGAATTAAGATTCTGTGTATCATTTCTCCAAGAAATCATTGAGGCCGCAGAAGTTGTTTGTGCTGGGTCCATGTTCAAAATAACCATACAATCTTTTCTAGATTCAGCAATTGTTTTTAAGTTTGATTGAACAGCTACTGATTGATATCCATCTTCTATTAAGAGACGAACATCAACTTCATCCGGGTTAAGGAATAAATCCCATCCAGTTATGTACTCAGCATCAGTTACAGCAGAACCAACAGAACCTTCAGCAAAAGCAAGTGTAGTACCCTGTGCTTTAGGTAATACAGTATCTGCCACAGTTGTGTTATCTGCAATTTTAATATAATCACTAAATCCATTTATAACTGTTTCTAAATACTGTTGTCTCCCATACCCATCTACCTGAGTTTTTCTAGAAACTGTCCAAGATTCTTCTTTGTTGTAAGTACCATTACTATCAAGTAAATACACATCAATTACAAACACATAAAGTGCATCATTAGCAGTTGTTCTTGTAATTCTAACACCTAAACTGTTGTTCCAAACTCCTGGGTTACAACCATAAATATCAAAAATGTTATCTTCACCAGATACATCAACAAAATCTGCTGATGTAACACCACTATCAATAGCAGCATTTGTATCGACACTATCACTTTCTTTAATCTTTACACCACCATATAAGGCAGTATTTTGTATTCTGTAGCACCATAACTGATTTCCAGTTTCTAAAAATGCTAATGCAGAATAGTGAAACTTCTCACCCAATACTGGTTCACCATATTCAGATATAAACTGTTGGGAATTAGTTATCAACCTCATTTCTGAAGCATCTCCCTTTGCAGAATATCCTACAATAGCCGCAGTAGTTGTGGCAATAGTTGGTACTATATTGCTTAAATCTAATTCTCTTGTGTATACTCCCGGTGACAAGTAAAACGCCATAGTATTTCCTCCTTAGTTAGTTAATATTTCTGTTTAAATTCTTTTTCATATATCTTACAATTAAAGTCAAGATGTCGTCTCTATAATATATTCATCAATAAGTGTATCTCGGAAATTGGGGCTTGTTCCTTCCCTAATATACAAATCAAGAATTATTTTTAGCACTGTTTTTGCATTTATTGACGTCAACACCCATCCCTCTAAATTAATCGGAAATTCATATACAAAATACAGACCTTTCTCATATACATTGTAATCTGTTACATCAGTTACTTGGCCAAATTTCATATACATATCCATCTCATATAATCCGTTATAATAAAGAACCATATTTGGAAAACTATGTACCCAAAATAAATATGTCTCAACA